CGAAGCAGTATTATTCAAATACCACGAACTAACCACTGATCGTAGAAACGTCCACGGACGAATTGATGATCTGTCGGAAAGCTAAACCAAGGAGTAAATAATGGCAATATCAATTAGCAACGAAGACCGCACAGTAATGGGCGACAGAGTTGTAGTATTTGCTACAGTTACTATTGGAACCTATGCAACAGGTGGTGTAGCCATCGCTGCTTCGGATTTTAGCGGTCTAAACCAAATAGACTTTATCCAATGTAGTGCTCCTAGTATTGACGACCAAGCTATTAATAGCGTTGTGTACGTCAGGTCTACGGGCAAACTTATGGTCATAGATGCGGCAGGTGCCCAAGAGGGTAACGCTACGAATCTAGGGTCCACAACTATGGACATAATAGTTTTTGGTAAATAGTTCTCTCCAAGGGGAA